ACTGGTCGGTCTCGCGTCGTACGAGGGTTACCGTGGCGAGGCGTACGTGCCCGTACCCGGGGATGTGCCGACTATCGGGTTTGGTACGACGCAGGATGTACAGCCTGGCGAAACGACAGATCCGGTACGGGCGCTGATCCGGCTGGATGAGCACGTCGACCGCGCCCAGCGCGACATGCGGGCGTGCATCGGTGATGTAGCGCTGTATCAGCACGAGTGGGATGCGTACGTAAGCCTGGCCTACAACATCGGCACGGGTGCGTTCTGCGGCTCGACGCTGGTTCGCAAGCTCAAGTCTGGCGACTACGCCGGGGCCTGCGCCGAGATCAAACGATGGGTCTACTTCCAGGGACGTGTGCTCCCTGGGCTAGTCAACCGGCGCGAGGCCGAGTACCGGATGTGCATGGGCGATGCCGAGTAAACCGCTGCTCATCGTGCTGGCCGCGCTGGTGCTGACCAACCTCGCCACCGGCTGGGTGGCGCAGCACGCCATCAAGGAGCGGGGCAGGGCTGAGGCCGAGAAAGCCGTCGCTACTGCTCGCGCTGAACAATACAAGGCCGCCGCCGAGGCTGCTGAGCGCGCCGCGCTGGTGGCGCAGCAGGCAGCACGGCAGGCCGAAGCAGACCGAATTTCCGCACACAAGAGACTCGCAGAACTGGAGAGGGCACAACCCGATGTTAAGGCGTGGTCCGATGCTCCTATTCCTGCCACTGCTCTTGAGTGCGTGCGCAACGACAACTGTCACTGAGCGGGTCCATCCGCCCGCTCACCTGATCCAAGACTGCCCAGAGCCGACCATGCTAGGCGACACGAACGGTGCATTGGCGCGATATGCGATTGATCTTCGGTCGGCTCTGCGCAGCTGTAACGGAGACAAGGCGGGGCTGCGTACATGGGTGGACGGCAAATGATGGACCGACTGCCAGACACGGCCAGCTACACGGCATCTGCTGGTGTCAGCGTCTACGGGCTCGTCACTGCGCAATGGGTCGGCGTCGTCGTCGGTATCGTGTGCGCGATCGTGACAGCGGCCGTCAGCGTGTGGGCGAGGGTCCGCCGGGATCGACGCGAGAGGATGCTCGCCGAGGCTCGTCTTGAGGCCCTGCGTGCGCGGGCGTCGGGGCGCGGCGGGTGATCTGCCCTGCCCCCGGCAGCGCCAGGGCGGCTGTATGTGTGGGGTATGAGCAGGAACAACAGAGGCAGTGCAGCCAGCCGCGGCTATGACAGCCGATGGCGTAAGGCCAGAGCGCTCTATCTACAGCGCCACCCTCTCTGCCGCATGTGCGAGCAGGCAGGGCGGTTGACGCCAGCCACGGTGGTGGACCACATCATCCCGCACAAGCTCGGCGATGCCCTGCAGTCAGGGAACCCGGAAGCCATCAGCAAGGCGCAGGCGCTGTTCTGGAGCAGCGACAACTGGCAGCCGCTGTGTAAGCCGTGCCATGACGGGGACAAGCAGCAGCTGGAGCGGACAGGAAGGCTCCGGGGCTGCGACGTTGACGGATGGCCGGTCGGCAGCTGACCGCGGCGACCGGCAAGCCGGGGGGGGTGTGAGCAAATTTCATGCCGACCCATTGGAGACCGGTGCGTGGCCCTCTCTTTTCGCATCCACAATTGGGAAAACGACCCCAAGGGCAGGATATGGCGAGACCAAGAGTGCCGCAGGCCAAGGCCAAGGTGTCTGGCGCTGCGCTAAAAACCCCCGATCGATTTAAGGACCGAAAGACGCCCGGCCGCAAGCGGCCTATCGGCGAGCCCTACGCGACGATGACTGACGCGCAGAAGGCTTGCTGGCACGAATTCGTGCAGGACATGCCGTGGTTGCACAGCGCTCACCGGACATTGCTCCGGCTTGCCTGCTACCACGCGGCACGGTTGGAAACTGATGAGGAGTTTGGCGTTTCGGCCACGCAGGCGCTCAGCGCGATTTTGTCGAATCTCGGAGCGACGCCTGTTGACGAGACCAAGGTTGTGCATGGCGAAGACGGCGACCGCGAAGACCCGGCGGAGGCTTTCTTCTCTCGACCGCACTAACGCTTACGCCGAGGCTGTCCTGTCGGGCGAAATCGTCGCCGGCCCCCATGTGCGCAATGCCTGCCTCAGGCACTTCGATGATCTGGAGAGGGGTGCCGAACGCGGCCTGCGATTCGACGTGGAGGCGGCGGACCGCGTATTCGACTTCTTCGAGAATGTACTGAAGCTCTCTGAAGGTCAGTTCGAGGGGCTGCCCTTTGAACTGCAGCCGGCCCAGGCGTTCATTGTCGGTAGCTTGTTCGGTTGGAAGCGAGCGGACGGCACTCGCCGGTTCCGCCGTGCCTACATCGAGCAAGGCAAAGGCAATGGGAAGTCGCCGATGGCCGGCGGCATTGGCCTGTACGGCTTGCTCGGCGATGGAGAGGCCGGGTCCCAGGTGTACGCTGCGGCCGCGAAGCGCGAGCAGGCGGGTATCCTTTTCGCCGACGCGGTAAAGATGGTTCGCGCTGCGCCGGCTCTGGCCAAGCGGGTTGAGTTCAGCGGCGGGCCCGGGCGCGAGTACAACATGGCGCACCACCCGAGCGGCAGCTTCTTCCGCCCGGTCTCGCGTGACACTGGCAAGTCGGGTTCCGGTCCTCGGCCGTTCTTCGTCCTTGCTGACGAGGTGCACGAGCTGCCGGACGGCAAGATCCTGGAAATGCTGGAGCGCGGCTTCAAGTTCCGCCGCGAGCCACTGCTGTTCATGATCACGAACAGCGGATCAGATCGGAACTCGATCTGCTGGGCGGAGCACGAGTGGGCGATCAAAGTCGCCGCCGGCAACATCGACGCCGTGACCGATCCGACCTATGTCGGCGAGCCGCTGGACGACACGACCTTCGCCTACGTGTGCGCCCTGGATCAGGGCGACGACCCGCTCAACGACCCGAACTGCTGGGCGAAAGCAAACCCTCTGCTCGGCGTGACGATCACTGAGGATTATTTGGCCGGCGTGGTGGCTCAGGCCAAGAACATCCCGGCCAAGCAAAACGGAATCCTGCGCTTGCACTTCTGTGTCTGGACCGATGCTGACGCGGCATGGATGAGCCGAGAGGTGGTTGAGCCGCTGATGGCCGACTTCGAGCCCGAGGAAGGCGCCGAGGTTTGGCTGGGGCTGGACCTCTCGCAGAACCGGGACATCACCGCCTTGTCCGCCGTGACCAAGTCCGGCGAGCGCGACGGTAAGCCGCTGTTCGATGCCTGGGTGGAGGCCTGGACGCCTGGCGACACGATGCAGGCCCGCGAGGATCGCGACAAGATTCCGTACACGGTTTGGGCACGAGAGGGCTACATACACGCGCCGAGCGGCGAGAACATCAACTATCGGCATGTGGCGCAGACGCTGGCCGAGTATTCGCAGGCCTACAAAATTCAGATGGTCGCCTACGACCGCTACGCCTTCCGCCGCTTTGAAGAAGACGCAGAGGAGTTGGGGCTGTCCATCAACTTCGTTGAGCACCCGCAGGGCGGCACCAAAAAGGGTAAGCCGACCGAGGAGATGGTCAAGGCGGCCGATCGCGCAGGAAGGGAGGCTGAGGGCCTTTGGTTCCCCGGATCGCTACGCCTACTCGAAGACGCGATGCTCGAGGGGCGAATTCGCTTCAAGCGCAACCCGGTGCTGATCTCCGCAATCATGTCTGCGGTCACCGATCAGGACAAATGGGGCAACCGCTGGCTCGCCAAGCAGAAGTCAGTGAACAAGATCGATGCCGCCGTTGCGATGGTGATGGCGTTCGGCGCGGCCAATGCCGTGCAGGCAGAGAAAAAGCCGCTCGTCATGTTCATGGCGGGCTGATTGGAGGTGGATATGCAGACGAATCGCGCTTACTCGGTGCTGGAGATCAAGGCGGTCGACACCGATCAGCGCACGATCTCCGGTATCGCCACCACGCCCGAACCGGACCGTGTCGGCGACATCGTTGACCCGCTGGGCGCCAAGTTCGCGCCCGAGATTCCGCTACTCTGGCAGCACCAGCACGACAAGCCGGTCGGCGTGACGAAGCTCGGCAAGCCCACGAAAAACGGCATCCCGTTCACTGCGACGATTGCCAAGGTCGCCGAGGATGGCCCGCTCAAGGAGATGGTCGACATGGCTTGGCAGGCGGTCAAGGCGAAGCTCGTTCGCGGCGTCTCCATCGGGTTCCGTGCTCTCGAGTACAGCTATCTCGACAACGGTGGCGTGCGCTTTGCCGAGACCGAGATCTACGAGCTGTCGCTAGTCACGATCCCGGCGAACGCCTCGGCAACAATCCAGGCCATCAAAGCCTACGCCGATGGCGCGCCAGGCTCGGTCAAGCTCATTTCCTCCCGCGATCAGCACATCAAAGCTGGCGCGGTGTCGCTGAGGTAGAAGCACCCATCTGACCAAGCCGCCTCCGGGCGGCTTTTTTATTTGGCGCCACTAGCCGGCGCAACGTTCAAGCGGGCATTGCCTCCCGTTGCACGGAGGCCACAGGGCCGCTGGTCTGGCTGTCGCTCTGACAGCCAAAAAGCCAACCCATATTCCCGAAAGGTAAACACCATGAAGACCTACGCACAGCAGATCGCGGACCTGCAGGCGACCCGTACGGCCCGCACCGATCGCATGAAGGAGATCCAGGCCAAGGCCGCCGAGCAGGAGCGCACGCTCGATACCGGCGAGCAGGAGGAGTTCGACACCCTCAAGGCTGAGATTGGCCAGATCGACAAGAACATCGGCAACCTGCGCGACCTAGAAGCGCTGGAGGCTGAGGACGCCAAGACCGCCAAGCCGGTGGACGACACCGCCAAGCGCAAGGCCACGGTCTCGACCAATCGCCCGGTCTACGCGCAGCCGAAGAACACCCAGAAGATGGAGCCCGGCATCGCGTTTGCTCGGGCGGCCAAGTGCTTGGCTCTGGGCCACCTCGAACACCGCGACGCGATTCAGATCGCTAAGAACCTGTACGGAGATCAGGAGGCCATCGTTCACGCGACCGCCAAGCTGGTGACCAAGGCGGCGGTCGATCCGGCCACCACCTCCGACGCTACCTGGGCCGGCGCGCTGGTGGGCGACGAGACTAACGTGTTCGCGGACTTCGTCGAGTACCTGCGCCCGCAGACCATCCTCGGTCGCTTCGGTCAGGGCGGTGTGCCGAGCCTGCGCCGTGTTCCGTTCCGCGTTCCGCTGGTCGGCCAGACCTCGGGCGGTGACGGCTACTGGGTAGGTGAGGGGCAGGCCAAGCCGCTGACCAAGTTCGATTTCAGCCGCACCACGCTGGAGCCTCTGAAAGTAGCAAACATTGCGGTGGCCACGATGGAAGTGGTGCGCGACTCCAGCCCGAACGCTGACATCATCATCCGCGACCAGTTGGCAGCCGCGCTGCGCGAGCGCATGGATACCGACTTCATCGACCCGACCAAGGCTGCGGTTGCTGGCGTGTCCCCGGCGTCGATCCTGAACGGCGTCACAGGCATCGGCTCCGCCGGCAACGACGCGGATGCGGTTCGCACTGACATCCGCGCCCTGTTCAACGCGTTCATCGCGGCGAACAACGCTCCGACTTCCGGCGTGTTCATCATGCAGGCAACGACTGCTCTTGCTCTGAGCCTGATGCAGAACCCGCTCGGTCAGGCCGAGTTCCCGGGCCTGAGTATGACCGGCGGCACCCTGTTCGGGCTCCCGGCGATCGTCTCGGAGTACGTGCCGGATGGCGTCGTCGCGCTCGTCAACGCGAGCGACATCTACCTGGGCGACGAGGGCGGCATCGACCTGTCGATGTCCACCGAGGCGAGCTTGCAGATGGACGATGCTCCCGACAACCCGACCACCGGAAGCACTGTTCTGGTGAGCCTGTGGCAGCGCAACCTCGTCGGCTTCCGTGCGGAGCGGACCATCAACTGGGCGCGTCGCCGCGCCTCGGCGGTGGCCTACCTCACTGGCGTCGAGTGGGGCGCTCCCGAATCGGGCGGCGCTGGCGGCTAACAGAGTCGGCTAGCTCAAGGGGCTGCTCTGCGGCCCCTTCTACGAGTCGACCCGAGGAGCAGACATGAAAGTCATTTTCCAGCACAAGAGCGGACGCAAGCGGCCCATGCAGCGCCGTTACGCCGACATCTTGCAGAAGCTCGGTCGCGGCACGTACATGACGCGCGATATGCGTGCCGAGCAGCGGCGCACGGACGAGGAGCTGAACGAGCTCCGCGCTCAGTATCAGGACGTGGTGGGCAAGCGCCCGTATCACGGCTGGGGGGTGGAGGAACTGCGGGAGAGAATTGCAGCCGCAGCGGATGTGCAGCCATGACTCACTTTATAGGCTTTATGGGGCGGATCCGATTCATCAGCGAACGTGACGATGAGGGTGTGCCGATCCTGCAGTTTGTAAACGGCATGATCGGAAACGTCGTGATTACTCGCGAGTCGCCGGGCGCCATGCCGGATGACTACCAGCCAACGTTGGACGACGTGCAGAACAAGCCGAACATCCCTGCTATTTGAGAGCATCTAATGCTAAATCGACTGATCGACAGATTCCGTACGAAGTCCGCTCAGCCTGATATGGGCGGATCGCGCGGTTGGCGCACGATCTTTGAGCCATACACCGGGGCATGGCAGCGCAATGAGGAGCTGGCGGTCGGCAACCTAACCGCATACCCGACGCTGTACGCCTGCTTGAACCGGATTGCGACCGACATCGGCAAGCTCCCGTTCGTGCTCAAGCGAGAAGACGAGCACGGTATTTGGAGGCCAGTGGAAAATGGCGCGTATAGCCCTGTCCTTCGCAAGCCAAACGGGTATCAGACCGCACAGCAATTTCGCGAGGCGTGGATCCTATCGAAACTAATGGACGGCAACGCCTACATCCTGAAGCAGCGCGACAATCGCGGTGTTGTTGTCGCGATGCATGTGCTCGATCCGTCTCGTGTGCGTCCGATGGTGTCCGACGCAGGGCGCGTGTTTTATCAGCTTGCCTACGGCCAATCGCAGAACCTTCTCCCGGAAGGTTACCCGGCCGGGGAAGTGGTGGTGCCGGCCTCGGAGATCATCCACGACCGCATCAACTGCCTGCACCATCCGCTGATCGGCGTCCCGCCCCTGACGGCCGCAACGCTATCGGCGGGCAAGAATATCCGCATCCTGCGCAACAGTTCGGCGTTTTTTGAGAATTCCGCGAATCCCGGTGGCCTGGTGTCCGGCCCCGCCGGGCTGTCTGAGGGAGACGCGGAGAAATTGCAGCAATTCTTCAACGACAACTTCACCGGCGACAAGTCCGGCAAGATCGCGGTGGTGGGCGCTGATCTCAAGTTCACGCCTTTTGCTTTCAAAGCCGCCGATTCTCAGCTAGTTGAGCAGATGCGCTACTCCGATGAACAGATATGCCAGCCGTTCGGCATCCCGCCGTTCAAGATCGGGATTGGAACAATTCCGGCCGGTTTGGGCGTTGACGCGATCAATCTCCTGTACATGGAGGATGCGCTGCACGGCCACATCATCGCGATGGAGTCGCTCCTGGCTGAGGGTCTTGGGACTGCGCCGTACCGGGTGGACATGCCCGAGATCGAGCTGATGCGCATGGACCATCAGCGCAAGGCTGAGTACCACGGCACGCTGCGTGACAAGGGCATCGAGGCGGTCAACGAGTCGCGGCTGCAATTCGGTTATGCCCCGCTCGAAGGCGGCGACACCGTCTACATGCAGCAGCAGGATTTCCCGCTGGATCAGGTCAGGCTCAACCGTATCGCGCCTGCATCCGACCCTTCCCCGCCGGCCGAGCACGAAGAAAGTGATGAAACCCGCCGCATGAAGGCCGAGCTATGGCAGCTCAAGGCCCTGCAATCGACGCGAGAGGCGATCCATGATTGATCCCGTACTGTTCGGCCAGCAGATGGCAGCCATCGTCAAGGAGGCCACGGCTCCGCTCATCAAGCGCATCGAGGAGCTGGAGGCGAGGGAGCCGGCCAGAGGCGAGGATGGAAAGTCCGTCACGCCCGAGGATGTGGCTCCCATGATCGCGGAGGAGGTCGCCAAGGCTGTGGCCTCGCTGCCCGCGCCCAAGGATGGCGAGTCGGTCACCGTCGAGGATGTCGCGCCGCTGATCGCCGAGCATGTGAAGGCCGCCGTGGAGGCCATCCCCAAGCCGAAGGATGGCCGCGATGGCAAGGACGGCGTGGGCCTGGCCGGTGCCGCCATCGACCGCGACGGCAACCTCATCATCACGCTCACCAGCGGGGAGGCTAAGAGTCTAGGCCGGGTGGTAGGCGCTGACGGGCACGATGGTGTCGGTCTCGCGGGTGCCAGCATCGACCGCGACGGGGCCTTGGTTGTGACGCTGACCAACGGCGAGCAGAAGTCTCTCGGACCTGTCGTCGGTCGTGATGGCAAGGACGGCGCCGATTTCTCCGGTGTCGAGATCGACTACGACGGCGAGCGCACCATCACGATCAAGGGCAGCGGCGGCGAGGTCACAAAACGTGTGCCGGTTCCTCTCGATCGCGGGTATTGGCGCGAGGGCATGGCCTGCGAGAAGGCCGACATCCTGACCCACGGCGGCAACGCCTGGATCGCGCTGCGCGACACGAAGGCCAAGCCGTGCCTGGAGAACAATGACGATTGGCGCCTGTTCGCCCGTAAGGGCCGCGATGGCAAGGACGGCCGCAACGGCATCGACAAAACCGCGCCGGCGAAGGTGAAACCCGATGCTTAGCCTTGTCACTATCGCCGAGGCCCGCGAGCAGCTGCGCCTCGACTATGGCGACACCGGCGGCCCGGATGATCCGTGGCTGGAGATCATGATACCGGCCATCTCCCAAGCGGTGGCGCTGTGGCTAAAAGAGGAGTGGCGCCTCTATGTGCCTGAGCGCGACACCGATGGCGCCATCGTTGTTGGTGAGGACGGAAACCCGGTGCCCGCCGAGGATGCGAACGGCAAGATCGTGCAGCCTGTGGTGCGGGCGGCCGTCCTGATTGAGCTGGACTCGCAGTACCAATTCCGCAGCGGCGAGGGCAAAGATAACGCGGTCCCGTCGGACGCCGGATATGGCTACGCCCTGAACAAGACCAGCACGGCGCTGCTGCAGCCGCTGCGAAAGCCCACGGTGGCGTGATATGCCCTACCGCACCGGCGAACTAACGGAGCGCGTCACCTTCCGGCGCGAAGTGCGCAGCGATGACGGCATGGGCGGGTCGCGGTCGGAGTGGCAGGACATCGCTACCCGCTGGGCGCTGGTGCGGCCTATGTCCGGCCGGGAGCGGCTGGCGGCTGACAAGGTGGAGGCGAGCGCCAATTACCTGATCGTCGTGCGGGCGCCGTGCGACGTGCAGGAAAAGGACATTGCTGTGTGGGGCGAGCACGCCCTGAACGTCCGCTTCGTCAAACGCCGCGGGCCGCGAGCCCTGTTCCTGGAGATCGAAGCTGAGATGGGGGTAGCGGTCTGATGGCGCGCCAGCCTGTCTCCATGTCCATCGAGGGTCTGGACGCCGTCTCCGACGTGCTAGCCAAGGTCGGCCCCAGAGAAGCCCGCAACCTGCTGCGCAACACCGTGCACGCCGCGGCGGGGCAGGTGCGCGATGAGATGCGCAAGCGGGCGGTGGAGGACACCGGCACGCTGCGCAAGGCGATCACCGCCAAGCGCGAGAAGATGCGCGGCAATCAGGTCGCGAGCAACATCACCATCACCCACGGCAAGGCCGTTCAGCACAACGCTTTCTACTGGCACATGGTGGAGTGGGGGACTACCAAAGACGCAGCGCAGCCGTACATCACACCGTCGGTCGAGGCCATGCGCCCGCAGATCCCGGCGATCTTCGCCCGCGACTTCGGGGTGAAGTACCAAGAGCTTATGCAGCGCAAGCTCAAGGCGGCGAGGAAGAGGAAGTGAGTTTCTCCACCGCAATCCAGCAAGCAGTCTATGACCGGCTCCGCAACTACGCGCCGCTGACTGCTGTGTTGGCTCCGCACGCCGATTCTGACATCGGTGGCTCTGCCGTCTATGACGATGTACCGCAGGGCACCAAGTTCCCGTATGTCAGCATCGGCGACGACACGCTGATCGAGTGGGACACCGATACCGATCTCGGCGCCGAGGCGACGATCACTCTGCACACGTGGAGCCGTGAGCGCGGGCGCCAGGAGACCAAGCAGATTCAGGGCCTCCTGTACGACGCCCTGCACCGCTCCCCGCTGCCCGTTCCCGGCATGCATCTGATCGATTGCGTCTGGGAGATGAGCGAGTCGTTCCTTGACTCTGACGGCCACACCCGGCACGGCGTGAGCCGGTTTCGAATTGTCTTGCAGAAGTTGTAACCACCCAGAAGCCTTTGCCCAACCCGGCCCGCCTAGCGCGGGCTTTTTCGTTTCAGGAGAGACAAAATGGCTGCACTTTCAGGCCGCAAGATCATCATCAACAAGGGCGACCCCGGCGTCAAAGTCGCGGCCGCTCGCTCCAAGTCCATCACTATCAACAACG